CTATGTAACCACTGTTTTGCTAGTGTTAGCGAAGACTTACAAACCATTGAAAGGTCTGACCTAGCCCATGAAGATGACTACTCAGATGAGAATGATTCTTATCTAGACTTCGATATTGACAAGGAATATTAAGTATGATACAATCTCTATATAGACTTATAAAGAATCTTTCAAGTATCTATTACATATTACTTAAAAGATAATTATTAATAATCATATCTTTAATACTCTTAATAACTATTAAGGAACTCTTTAGTATGAATGATGATGAACAACGATTTATTGCTGAGATGCAAGAGGAAGCACATTACTGGTTCACTGTTTCCGCTATGGCCCGCCTGTCCTTGGATCAAGGGGTTGCCAAGGTGATGGCAGATGTGATACAATGTATGCACAAGGAAAAACAGAAAGGAGTAACTTGTGGCTGATCAATTAAAGGCACACCAGCCCTGTCCCGATTGTGGGAGCAGTGATGCCCTGACCTACTACACCTGGGGCAGTAGGTGTTTTAGTTGTGGCAAGGCAAGGCGTAACGCCAGTGCGGAGGAACCAGTACAGAAACTAACTAAGGTGAACACTAAAGTGACTAATGTGCATGATCTGTCCTATGAGGAGGTGATAGACCGTAACCTGACTAGGGCTACCTGTCAGACCTACGGTATCGGTAACAAGAATGGCTACTACTATTTCCCGTACTACAACGAGGAAGAGACGCTGGTGGCTTTCAAGCGCAGGAACATGGAAGACAAGCGTTTCAGCATCGAGGGTGACTGGAACAAGGGTGGCCTGTTCGGGCAGCAGTTGTTTAACAAGGGAGATAAGTATGTCACGATTACTGAGGGTGAGTTCGATGCTGCGGCAGCGTATCAGATGCTTGGTTCTAAGTACCCTGTGGTTTCTGTTAGAAATGGCGCGGGCAATGCAGTCCAGGATGTTAAGGCGAATTACGAATGGCTCGACTCCTTCGAGAACATCGTCATTTGTTTTGATAACGATGATGCGGGTAGAGGATCGGCTAATGCAGTGGCTGAAGTACTTGGAACTAAAGCCAAGATATTTAAAGGACGCACAGGTATTAAAGACGCCTGTGAGTACGTCCAAGAGAACAAGGAAAAAGAGTTCATAGACCTGTGGTGGAGGTCTGAACGGTACACACCTGATGGAATCATCGATGGTGCTGGATTGTGGGATTTAGTGAATCAGCCAGTGGAAAAGTCTGACGTAAACTACCCTTTTGGTGGGTTAAATGACCTAACCTACGGTATCAGGTCTGGTGAGATGGTCACTATCACGGCTGGATCAGGGCTAGGTAAGTCTCAGTTCTTGCGCGAGATTGTGTATCATATCATCAACAATACTCAGGACAACATTGGTCTGCTGTTCTTGGAAGAGTCTGTCAAGCGCACTGCTAAGAGTCTGATGAGTCTACACGCTAACAAGCCACTGCATCTACCTGACATAGAGGTTACGAATGAAGAACTACGAGACTCTTTTGACGCTACACTGGGTACTGGTCGTGTGTATCTTTTTGATCACTTTGGCTCTACTGCCATTGACAACATTATCACACGAGTACGTTTCATGGCTAAGGCTCTTGATTGCAAGTATATTTTTCTTGATCACGTTAGTATCGTGGTATCTGCACAAGACAATGGTGACGAGCGAAAAGCCTTAGACGAGATCATGACTAAGTTGCGGATGGTGGTTCAAGAGACTGGGATTGCTCTGTTCTGTGTCTCTCACCTCAAGCGGCCTGATGGTAAAGGACACGAGGAAGGTGCAAGTACCTCTCTGTCTGCTCTACGAGGCTCAGGTTCGATTGGTCAGTTGTCGGATATGGTGCTGGGTCTGGAGCGTAACGGACAGGCTGAAGACCTTAAAGAACGTCATACAACACGGGTACGGGTATTGAAGAACCGATTCAGTGGACTGACTGGCCCAGCCTGTGGTCTCTACTATGATCGGATTACTGGACGCATGAGCGAAACTGTTGTGGAGGAACTATGAGTCATCCTGATCAAGCATTCGGAGACAGGACTTACTCGCAGTTTGGGGAGGACTTAATCCTACTGAATGTCTTTAACAAGTTAGGTATTGAGAACGGCAGATACTTCGATGTTGGGGCGCACCATCCCTACAACATCAGCAACACTGCCCTGCTCTATGAGCGCGGCTGGAGAGGGGTCTGTGTCGAGGCTAACCCTAATCATATTAAGGCTTTTGAGTATCATAGACCGATAGACACGATACTGAACGTAGGTGTTGGTGTTGTGGCTGGAGAGTTAGAGTTCTTTATGATCGATGATTTCTCAGGCAGGAACAGTTTTGATTACGATACTGTCTTGGAGTTTATCAAGAATCATCCTGAGTTTAAGATAAACACTGTAAAACAGGTAAAGGTTTTAACTCTTGATAGTCTCTTTGATATGTATGGTGTCCCTGATTTATTGTGTATCGACATAGAAGGGCTGGACTACCCAGTGCTGCAGACGATGTTAGGTAGACCGAAGGTCATCTGTGTTGAGAACCACGGTAAGGTAGAGTACTTTGATAACTTGCTAAAACTACTAAAGTATGATAAAATATTTAACACAATAGGAAACGGGATCTACCTACATGAGAGTTGCAATTGACATCGAGACTAACCTGAAACACAACACTATCTGGTGTTGCTCTACCTATAATTTAGATACTAAAGAAGTAAAGACATGGACAAACGCACAAGACTTCAACAAGTTTATTCAACAGGCAAAGCTGATAATCGCTCACAACGGAATATCATTCGACTACCCCGTCCTAAACAGAGTCTGGAAGACTTCGATCAGACTGAGCCAAGTACGGGACACACTGGTTATGTCAAGACTATCAAACCCGTCAAGAGAGGGTGGACACAGTCTAGCCAATCTCGCAAAGCTAGTAAACCGAACCAAGAAGGAATACGAAGATTTCGAGGGCGGCCTGACAGATGACATGATTCTTTACTGTCAAGAAGATGTAATCATTTGTGGTGAATTATATTTATACTTGCTTCAGGAACTGAAAGGATTTTCTGAGCAGTCTATTGATCTGGAGCACAAGGTGCAGGCTATCATTACTAAGCAGGAGAAGCATGGCTTTAAACTCGATACTGTGAAAGCCCAGTGCCTGCTTGGACAATGGAAGAGGAAGTTGTCTGACATTGAAGAGGAACTGCAAACTATCTTTCCACCAATCATCACTCAACGATTCAGTGAGAAGACAGGCAAGCAGTTGAAGGACGATGTTGAGGTATTCAATCCTGGTTCACGCCAGCAGATAGCAAAGCGGTTAGTTGAGAAAGGCTGGAAACCTACTAAGCACACTGAGAAAGGAGCGGTGATAGTTGATGAATCAGTTCTTGACGGAGTTGATATTCCAGAGGCAAAGAGGATCGCAGAGTACTTACTCATTCAGAAACGGGTGGCTCAGGTTGAATCATGGCTTGAGTTTGTATCTGACCAGCGCAGGGTTCACGGTAAGGTCATCACCAACGGAGCAGTCACGGGACGCATGACGCACCACAGCCCTAACATGGCTCAGGTTCCTAGCAGTAGCAGTCCTTGGGGACACGAGTGCAGGGATTGCTGGACAGTGGATGATGGTAAGGTACTTGTCGGTGCAGACGCTAGTTCCCTTGAGTTACGGATGCTAGCCCATTACATGAAGGATGAAAGCTATGCAAAAGAAATCGTTGAAGGCGATGTACACACAAAAAACCAACTCGCTGCAGGCTTGGAAACAAGGGCGCAAGCCAAGACATTTATTTATGCCTTACTTTATGGTGCGGGGCCTGCCAAAATCGGGAAGATTGTTGGTGGTTCGGCAAAGGCTGGTCAGGAACTCATCAGTAATTTTCTTCGCAACACTCCAGCTCTCAAGAGTCTTAGAGAAAAGGTTGAACGCTTATCAGAACAAGGGACGTTACCAGGTTTGGACGGTAGGAAACTACAAGTGCGTTCCGCACACGCTGCGCTCAACACACTCCTCCAGAGTGCTGGTGCGATAGTGATGAAACAGGGTCTTGTATTATTAAGCAAGAAGATACAGGAGCAGAAGCTTAACGCCAACTTCGTAGCGAATGTGCATGACGAGTGGCAGATAGAATGCAGTCAGGAAGATGCAGATGCAGTAGGGAAGTTAGCAGTAAGCAGTATCAAGGAAGCAGGAGAAGTCTTAGGTCTTCGCTGCCCACTAGACGGTGAATACAAGAAAGGAACAACATGGGCACAAACCCACTAGACTTTGAAGATGATTTCTGGAAGGACATGGAAGACGTGGTATTTATCAACATAAGGAAGGATCGGACTATTAATATGCAAACATCGGTTAAGAACATGACTGAGCTAAAGAGTATCTTCAGCACTGCCTTTATGATGGCCATGTTTCAGGATATGAAATCTAATCCAGAAGATGTTGACAAACTCCACTGATGTGGTATAATATTATGGTAACTTTAAAAAGGAGAAGTGAATGGATATAAAACCGATTAAGATTCAAGGTACGATTATGTGGGCTTCCTTAGACACACCTAACAAGATGTCTGGTGAGTATCAGGTAGACCTTTGTAACCTCAGTGACGCTGCTATAGAGGTACTTCAAGGCATGAAGATCCCTGTGAAGATTCGGGATGACCAGCCTGAGAAGGGACACTACATTACGGCTAAGTCTAAGAACTATGTTATCAAGGCCACCGATGCAGAGGGCAAGCCCATCACTGTAAAGGTTGGTAACGGTAGCAAGGGCGTAGGATTAATCACTCCTTATGCATGGACCTACAGCGGTAAGAAAGGTGTAGGCGCAGGGATTAGCAAACTGATTGTTACTGATCTCGTAGTCTACGAAGCACAAGAAGCAGTTGTACTTGATGATGATGTTCTCTAAGAAAGGAAAAAAGATGACAGCAAAGAAAGCAGCAGCACCATCG